CGGCCCCTGCTGCGACCAGTGGAGCTTCGACTTCGCTCCCGTCGCGTCGGGGATGAAGCGCATCCGTCCCTCTTCCTCGAGCGGGTGCTCCTCCGAGTACCAGGCGAGCGCATCGAGGTCGAACCAGCACTCGCCGGTGTTGATGAACGCGTCCTCCGGGGAGCGGGGGAACTGCTCCGCCCTGTCTGCCGAAGGGAGTGCTTTGGCGACGTTCGTGTACCACCACTCGTCCCGGTCGGGATGCAAGTCCCAGGCGAGGAACTGCGCGTTGATCCCCAGCGCCTCCGCGTTCATGTACAGGTGGTGGAAGTAGTTGCCCTCCCCGGTCTGCTCGTTCGAGACGCCGTTGGCGGTGGAGATGACGAGGATCTGACCGCCGTTGTCAGCGACCGGGAACATCGCCTTCCATGAGTCACGCGCGTACTCATGGCGCGAGTACTCATCGAGCAGGACGAGCGTCCCCACCTCACCGTGGCCGGCCCGACGCGTCGAGGGCAACCCGACAACAGACGAGATCCGTCCGTCGGGGAAGCTGAACTCGATCAGGGTGGTGGGCCGCGCGTCCCGGGTCGGCTTGGTGATCTTCGCCTCGAAACGCAGATGACCCGGCAAGGAGTTGAACATGTCGTAGAGGCGGTTGACGACCTTGATCGCCTCGTCCTCGTTGATCGAGACGACAAGGGCGCGGGTGCCGGGGAGAGTGAGGACTTTCCACAGCGCGTACCCCGCGCCCAGCCAGGTGATCCCGATCTGCCGTGCCTTCAAGACAAGGTTGAGCGGGTGCGCGATCCACTCTTCGAGCACGTCGCGCTGCCAGTACCAGCCCGCCTGCGGGTCGTTGAGGGTGAAGCTGAACTGTTCTCCGGTGCGCGAGTCAACGCAGGTGACGTGCTCCAACAAGCCCGCCGGGTGCCTCAGCGCATCCGCGCGCTCCTGCAACCGCTTGCCGTACTCCTGGTTGAGGATGTCGAGTTGCTCGGGCGTTGGTCCCCGAGCCCGGGTCTTGGTGGGCACCTCAGGGCTGGCAACTCCACTGTCGCCAGCCACCGTCGTGGCGGACCGTGAAAGCGGCGCTCAAGGCGTTCGCCACCGGGTCGAAGGGGCTGAAGCCGAACGGCGACCAGGAGAGCTGGAAGAGCCCGAGGTACCTGCCGTTCGTCGCGAACGGGTTGTGCGTCGATTCGCAGTAGCTGACGGAACGCAAGGAGGTGTAGCTGACACCCGAGACCGCGCTCGCCAAACGCAACGCGTACTCGACCGTCGGACGCCACCGCCTGCGTGTCAACAGCAAACGGTGGTAGGCGAGGTGGCGCATGTGCAGGTAGCGCCCATGCCAGTAGTCCGCGTCATGACCGTGGGAACGGTCGGGCTGGAGCAGCGGTGTGAACGCCGGGGGGAGAGGATGCGGCGGCGTTCGCCCCAGCCCGACCGCGCTGAGGATCAGAAACAAGAGTGCGACCAGCAGGGTGACGGTGAGCAAACGGATCAGTGACTCCCTTCCTCGACTACAGGAGAGCGCGCAGCTCGTCCAGCTGTGCGCGGAGGCGCGGATCCCAGGAGTCAACGGTCTGCAAAGGCGAGAACACGCGCAGCCCCTCCGGGGTGTGGAGGAGCAACTCGAACTCGTCGTTACCCGGGTGCGCGGAGATCACACGCGAAAGTTCGCGCAGGATCACATCGAGTCGCGTGTCGGTCGTGAGATCGACACGCAGCAACACGGTCTCACCTCTTCTTCTTGTTCTTCCGGGCCTGACCTGACTGCGACAAAGCGATGGCGACCGCCTGCTTCTGCGAACGAACAACCGGTCCCCGCTTCGAGCCCGAGTGGAGCTTGCCCTTCTTCCACTCGTCCATCACCATCTTCACCTTCGCCTGCTTTTGGGCCTTGGTGCGCGGCTTCATCGCTTCCTCTTCGCCGCGGTTTTCCGACCCGCCTTCAACATCCCCTGGGCGAACACCGCCTGCTTCTTCGCCTTCGGCCCGTAACGGCCGGCCTTCGCCGCGGCGATCTTCGAGGCGGGGATCCTCTGACCTTGGGGTGTGCCGGTCGAACGGTGCAAACCACCCTTCTCGAACGTGACCGGCTTCTTGCCTTTCTTCGAGATCGTGACCGTCTTCGCTTTCGCCATCAGACACCCCCGATCTGGCAAACGACGATGTCGTTCTCGCGCACGACAACGCCCTCTTCGCTTGGGACGCCGCGTGAGGCGATCACCACCGCCGCCGCGGCAGCAAGAGGGATCGCGTGCTCGACCGTGTCCGCCCCACCGACCACCTTGCCGTCAAGCAAACGCTCGATCGTCACCGGGTGAGAGGGCTGAGTGATCGGCTCGGTCATCGCTTCCCCTTCCGATCGTGCGGATAACTCGAAGAGGGCAACGTGTGCTTGATCGTCGCCGTCAACTGATGAGGTGTCCTGCCAGGAAGCGGCAAACCCTCCTCACGGTTACCCATCCGCGCGATCACAGCCAACTCCTCCTGTTGGGCGTTCGCCTTCTTCTTCATCAGATCAAGTCCGCGCCGAACAGAACAAGCACCCACAAAGCGATAGCGATCAGCCACAACGCAAGGTCGCCGGCCGACAAATGAACAGACATCTCGCTCCTCTCAACAAAGGGGAGCCCCCTGAAGGGCTCCCCAACTCATCAACCCACCCGGCCTCCGCAAAAAAGGGAAGCCGTCACCAGGAGGATGATGAAAGGACAATGTACCCGGATTCGCAGTCCCAGAGCTGGGCATAATCCGGGGGACCAGGAGTGATGATGAACACAATCGAGGAGGCATACGAGATGGCGATCTCCGACCTCGGCAGCGAACTGCTCCAGCTACGGCGCAGAGACCACGACCTCGTCCGCAAGCTCGACTCGTACCTCAACGGCACCCAAGAATGGACAGGCGAACAACTACTCGCCCTGCTCGAAGAAATCCGCGACCGGCTCGCGGAATCAGTGACCTAAAGCCACTCCACCTCGCCGGCGACGAAGCCGCGGTAACGCCAGGTCGCGTAGCTCTTCGCGCGCTCCAGCCGCTTGCCATCCGGGTCCTTCAACCCGCCGGCGATCTGCCGGCGTGTGATCTCGACCTCGCGCTCCACGTAGTCGGCCTCGGAGATCTGAGGAACATTCACACGCGGCGAGAAGTCCTCCTCGGGCGGAAACTCCTCCACAGGTGCCGGCGACGACTGCAACCTCAACCGCTCCCGATACGCCGCCTGCCGCTCCGCATCCGAACCGTAACGCCGAGGTCTCGCCATCCCACTCCTTCCGTTACGTAACAGGTGCCGTTAGGAGCCCCGCGCCGTTACGGCAAGAGGTGCTGGCACGTCAGCCCGCGGGCTCAGTCGGGGTGGGGCCGCTTCCCCGGTGCCGCGCGCGAGCGCGCGCGCGGAGGGGAGGGCGGCGGTGGGCCTCGCGCGCGTCAACACGCGCGGCTCATCGCGCGCGATCGTCGTGCGCGAACCGCACGCGCGCAGCTCGCACGCACAATCACGCGCGGCAAGCGCTGTACCACACCGAACGGATCTGCTACACCTCGCTGTGTGGCTCAACCATGCGGGTTTGCGGGACTGGTGGTGCCCCACCGGTGACCCCGCCCAGGTGCGCCTGAGCGAGCGCCTGCAGCTGCTCCCAGTCGAGCCCTGCGGCGCTCTCAGCGTCCTCCGGGATCTCCACTTCGACCTGCGCTGAGACCTGCGGGTAGAGCACCTCGACAGCCCTCAGGAGCGCCTTCTGGCGCTCCACTGTGCCGATCTCGGCGTCGTCCAGCACCGCGTCAACGAGCCCGTGCGCGACCTCGTCTGCACGCATCTGCGCCGCCACGCGCGCCGCCTGAACGGGCGTGGCTGCTCGTCTCGCGGACACACCGAGGAGGATCCTGGCCTGACGACGTTCTGTGCGCCTAGCTGCGGCCTTGAGGGATGCTCCGCGTGGGTCGGCTGCGACACCGCCTCTGCCTGCGTGCCCAGGACAGAGCCCGAGCGCCCTGATCCGCGTACCGCCGCAGCGCTCCCCGTCGGCCTTGATGAGCCTGCAGCGGCCGTCGTCGTCGCCCTCGTAGAACGTCGCACCGTCCGGGATGAGCGCACCGTCGGGCACCGCGAGAACAAGCCGTTCTGGATCGAAAGTCTCTGCAATTTGCGACAAGTGCGTGACCTCCATGTCACCAGTCGATGACAAGTCCCACTACAGTGGCGTCCGCAAGCCCCGACCAACCACACGCCGAGGAGGCACACGATGGACACGACCGAAGAGACCTACGAGAAGCTGGTGGACGCGATGGAGCGCCGCACCCGGAACGTGCGCGAGGCTGAGGCGAAGAGCGCCTACCGCAACACCTCGGGCTCCGCTGAGGAGCGCCACCAGGCGGCGCACGACGCCGTCTTCGAGATGCTACTGGCGGACACGCGCTGGGAGCGCGTCGAGGCGGCGGACATCTCCGACATCGCGTACGCCGACGCCACGGACGCCGAGCGCGAGATCGAGTCCGAGGACCTGTAGATCGCGCCGAGAGCGCCTCCACGCGAGGCGCTGGCGGAGCGACCTGCTCACCAACCAACCGAACGGAGTGACCATGAACGAGACCTACCAGCAGCAGGCGGAGCGCGAGATGTGGGACGCCGCTGCGCAGCAGGAGCGGGAGACCGCGGCGGCTCACCGCGAGGCCGCGGCCGAGTCGTTCGAGCGCTGCGACACGGACGGCTTCGTGTCCCAGTGGGCGCACGGTGTCCTCGGCCAGCAGCACGACCTGCAGGCCCGCATCGAGGAGCGCGGCGGCACCTGGACGTTCACCGGCCTGTTCGACATCGTGTCCGGCAAGCGCGTCGAGGCGCGGCTCGTCAGCACCCGCTACGGCCGGTCGTGGTGCATCCGCGACAGCCGCGGCAACGCCGCCCAGTGGGCTGCCGCGTACAAGTCCGGGCCGCGCTCGAAGCTGCACAAGCTGGGCCTGGAGGAGCGCGACGAGGACGTGCGCGCCAAGGCCGAAACGTGGGCTCCCCCGGGCGCGCGCGGGCTCTCCGGAGCCACCAGCGTCCAGGTGATCGCCAAGCGGCTCGACGGAGGCTTCCCGGAGGGCTCGACGCCCTGGGACAAGCTGCCGCCGCGCCGGTAGGACTGCGCCGAGAGCGGCCTCCACAGCGAGGCCGCTGGCGGGTCAGTCAGACCGACTGTCACCAACCAACCACAGGAGGATCACCATGGCAAGCGAGATCACCACCGAGCACGACGTGACGCTCGACCTGGTCGCGGCACTCGACATGTACACCGGCCTCATGGGCAGCGAGGAGACGACCATCGAGACGCTGGAGGCCGAGAGCCGCGTCGGCACCCGCTACCACACCGTCGTGATGACGCTGTCGAACGGCGACGTGTACCACCTCGACGTGCACGACCGGAGCAACGCCTGACGACGCCGAGTGCGCCGCCTCACCGCGGCGCAGGCGGAGCCGTCCGGCTCACCAACCAACCGAAGGAGATCCACATGTCCGATGCAGACGCCTACCGCTACCCCGCCGGTGACGACGTGTACGCCGTCGAGCCGAGCGACGCGCAGTGCCGCGTGCTCATCCGCTCCCTCTGGCACTGGTCACGCGCGTACGAGACCGACGCGACGACGACCGTCGCGGAGATCGTCAACGACATGGTCCAGAGCCAGATCGACGGCTTCGGCATGAGCCTCGATGAGTGGCGCGAGGTGCACCGCGTCCTCGGGACGACCGCCGCCTGAGTCACGCCGAGAGCGCCGCTACGGCGGCGCTGGCGGAGTCACTCAGACTCACCGACCAACCACCGAAGGAGGACAGCATGATCAAGACACTCCCGACCGGCACGAAGGTGCGGCTCACGCGGAACGTCGAGCGCTACCCGCACTTCATCGCGCCTGAGGCCGCGACCGGCGTCGTCGTGATGACCGGCAAGTGGACAGGCTGGGACACACCCGTCGAGGGCGTGTTCAGCGTCCGCATCGATGAGCCCATCGCGGGCGCTGAGGCGTGGGACAACGAAGTGCACTGGGGCGAGGGTGAGAACCCGCAGCAGGACCTGGTGATCAACCACGCGCTCACCTGCGCGGTGCTCCGCCAGCGCGTCGAGTTGGACGCGGAGATCGAGGCCGCGCTGCGCGACCCGAACGGGCTCAACCTGGAGACACTGAAGGGCGCGCGGCCCGAGTACTACGGCGGCGGCGACCAGGAGAGCGAGGGCTGCGACTGCGGCGCGATGGGGCTCTTCCCGGGCGAGCGCACAATCCTTGCCGACGCGCTGGAAGCCTACGCCGAGGGCGTCGAGGAGGTGCTCCGCGACGACGAGCCCGAGGACGGCCGCGACGAGTTCCCCGTGGTCGAGGACTACCAGGCGGACGCCGACCGGATCCGGATGGGCGAGCAGCCGCTGCACGAACTGACGCGCGAGGTGCTGCGCGACGACACCGGCCCTGCAGCGTCCTCCGACGACCCGGCGGACTTCCTGGCCCTGGTGGAGAAGCTGTACCGCTGAGACGCGCCGAGAGCGGCCCACACGGGCCGCTGGCGGGGCACCTCAGCCCGACCAACCAACCGAAGGAGGACGACATGCAGGACAACGACGAACTGCTGGAGCGCGTGTACGGCGTCGAGCGCGAGCACCCGTGCGTGCACGGTCACTTCGACTGCGCGACGACCGAGGGAGGGCCGTGCGCGAACGAGGAGTACGCGCGGCTCCTGGCCGAGCACGACGCGCAGGCGGCGCAGCTGCGCACGCTGGAGGTGGCGCTCCCGCTCGACCTGACCGAGGAGACGCTGAAGGTGCTCGAACCGGCGGCTGGCTCACGCAAGCTGTCCGAGAGCCTCGCGTGGCTGCAGTGGGAGGCTGACCGCGCCGAGACGGACTGGGCCGAGAGCGGCAGCGCCGAGGCGTCCGACGCGTACGT